TTTAAGTTTTTTACCACTCTCTTCTATTTCTTTGCATATCATTTGGAGACAAGGAGGCCCGTCATTAAATTCCTCTGGCCCACCTGTTATAATTTCATTTATTTTTTTGCTACTTATTTCTTTTAATGTTTCTTTTGTTTGTAAATTTAAACCTACCACTTGAATAAATTCATTTAACTCCATCTTACTGCCATCAGGTTTATATGCTTTACGTTCTGTGCTCTTGTAGTAAGGAAGATTAATAAAACTCCCCGATGTCTTTTCATTATTCTGGTTAGTGCCTAACTGAGTCTGCTTAGGAAAAATCTCTGTATTGTGTGGAAGCTTAAATAAAAATAATAAGTTTGATAAAAATTCTCTGATTAAAGTAGCTGATACTTTTTCTTTAGTAAAAACATATATATGAAGTCCACCACTTTTGGATTCAATTGGAATAACTGGTAAATTTTTTTCTTCAATAACTTTTAAATATTTTTGTATATTAAAAGTTTTATAATCTTTGGGATCAACATCTATTGCTCCGAAGCTAGCTTGTGATCGGTCATCACAGGGTTGGATTCCAATAGCTTTTTTACCTGTTAGATGAGCTTCGTAATCTTGTTCTGTTATAGGTCTTTTAGACCATCCATAATCCCCTGAATCAAATTTTAATTTTCCACTTTCTGGTTCGATATATCCATTTTGGACATTACAGAAACCATAATCTCTTTCTAGTCCACTAAAATATTTTCCAAATTCTTTCATAATATAAAATTTAAATATAGTTTGATGCCAAAATAAAAAGTCATCATTGATAATACAACAAAGTCACTGGTAATGGTGGGAAGCATTATAATTCTTTTCCTTTCCATTGAAGGTCAGACCAAGTTTCATTCCAACACGTTCTCACAAATGTATGCGCTTTATTCCAAGGTCTGTCGCGTAATCTTGTTCCATACAAATTAATAAGACGTGGCAAGTCTTCCTCCTCAGTTAAAGATCCATCATCGTAAAATTCAATGGGGCATGAAACACAGTTATAATTTACACCATCAGCGTCTTTTTCGCCCTCTTGTTTTCTATAAAGTTCATACGTCTGGAAAAGATTGATACCTATTTTTTTAGGGTTAATATCATTTTTTGTAAAGTGTCTGTATGAAAATTTAAATTGATAAGAACTTAAATTTTCTTGATTTTTGTCATGAAATAAAAATCCAAAAGTATATCCCATTCTTTCATTAGGATACTGCCAATTGCTACCTATAATTATCAAAGGATATTTATTTATTATACCAGAATTAATAATTTTAAGTCGTGCTTCATCATAACGTGGTTCAAAAAATTCTTCTAAATATTGTAAAGGTTTAACTTCAACATAAAAAGTGCCAGGAGTGTCATATGACTTTTCCCAAGAATAACAATCCGGCCATTGAGCTCCTTTTTCAGGATAAATACCAAAGTCTGGTTGATAGCCCATAATATCAGGAACTTCAGGTTCATACTGATAGTTCCAGCCAAATTTATTAAATAGTCTATCCCATCTGGCTTCTAACTTACTTCTAAACTGCATTCCTTCGTAGATTATTGGTTTTGCTTTCATAATTTTGTGAGTTCCTTACATCTTAAATATGGCAAGATTAAGGGCGCCTCCACTCTCGCTTCAGCGCCCCTGTTGCAACATTTCCCATAGGGAAATTACACGATGTCCTGTTGAACTTTAGGTTTCTCATACTGAGGTTTAGCTGATCCTTTCGAAACAGTTTTCTGAAGTTGTTGTGCAACTTCATAAATCTCAGCATCTTTTTTATCCCCTATATCAAGATTTCTAACTCTTGATGGTTTATAGACATGCCAGCTTTTACTGCCCGCTGTTTTTCCAAATGTCTTTAAATTATAGACCGCTGAATAAACCGCTGGATTAAAAGAACCTTCTGAATCTGAGAATCTAAGATTCTTAATCAGATTATTAAGTTCTCTTGCTGGTGTAAGATTGGATGATCTCATCGGAATTACCGCTGGTTTCAACTCATTACCTACTATTGCTAGTACATAAAAGTATGCGGTCTTCTCAACATAGTTACCATTCGGTAATCTATATCTTCCGTTTCTTTCCTCAACAGCATCAGCTGGAATCTCTAAGTGAGTTCCTACTGGAGCAGAAGCACTATCGCCTCTCTCTTGCCATTCAGGATATCTAGTTTGTGCATGAGCCACAATTACATCAAGACCTTTATCACCTGCAATAAGTTCCCCGAAGCCTGATGCATAGATCATTCCCGGTTTTGAACCTGCTACATGTTTAGCGTCTCTCTCATTACATTCAGGTGAAAGTTGGTGTAGAATCTTTAAGATCGGAGTCGATACATCGTCCGCCTTAATTTCTTCAGCCCCTTTGCCTGCGTCTGCTCTGAGATTGATGTTAGCTAGTGCACCTGCACTATTTTTTTTAACTACTTCTTTATCCATTTTTTACTCCTTTGTTAGTTTGTTAGTTTAGTAGTTTACTTGGTTTTTATTTTCGTTTGATTTCCTTCAAACGTTCTGAAGAACTCTGAAGGAATTTTACCACCACGTGTATGGAAATCCTCCAGAGTTGTTCTAAGAGTAGAAGCATGAACCGCAACCTTTCGATCGGGATCATAACCTTGTCCTCTTGCAAGGGTCGCATATTGCTCCGCCTTGTTATCTTCGTTCAGACCAAACTTAACTGTGATTTCATTTTTCACAATCGCCCCCAGTCCGTTATCTCGAAGCCAGCTATGTGCTTCTTGCTTTTTATCTGCAATGATTGAAGCACCAAAAATATTTTTAACTTCTATCTGTGAACCATCTTTTAGTTTCATGGTCTTAAGATTAAGTTGATTCATTAAATCTGGAATTACAATTCCAGAATAATATTTTTCTCTCTCTTTTAATTCTTTTAACTTTTCCTCTTGATTAGAAATCTCTTGAAGTATTTCTTGTAGAGTTTTAATTTCGTTTGATAATTGTTCGGGGTTTACTTGCGTCACCTGACTAGGTGCATCTTGTCTTAGATCGATATCTTTCATAATGTCTCCTTAATGTTTTAATAGTTTAATTTATAATCGCACTATCTTATATAGAGAAGAATTTTTAGTTGTCAACTATTTTTGAAAAATATTTATTTCTATTGGATAATATGTTTTTTCTTGACGATCCCATTTTAAAAGTTTGTAACTACCATTAGTTGTATCTGAAACTATTGAACATACTACACCTATGATTGCAGGGTCGCCTGATAATAAAAGATAGTCATCGGAAGTAAAGTCTTTTAGAAGAGTTCTAAGTTTTATAACTAAAGGCCCAGGGGACATTATCATTTGAGAAAATTCTGGAAGCAACGTCACAATGTCGCCATACTTTTGCGCACCTACTATATTATACTTAGGTTCACCTTTGGTGCTTCCTGGAATAGCTTGTATTAAATATACTTTTGACATTGACTTTTTTACTTTCAGTTAATATATAACAATTAGAAAGCAAAAGTAAATAGATATGAATTATAAATTTAAGACAAAGCCTTATGCGCATCAGATAAAAGCCTTAGAACGTTCTTGGGATAAAGAGTATTTTGCCTATTTTATGGAAATGGGAACAGGAAAATCAAAGGTATTGTTAGATAATTGTGCTATGCTTTATGATAAAGGTTTAATCAATGGATTACTTTTGATTGCACCTAAGGGGGTCTATAAAAATTGGTATGAGCAAGAAATTCCTCAGCATCTTCCCGATCATATAGAAAAGAAAGTAGTCCTGTGGAAAACATCCGATAAATCTGGAGAGCAGGTTAAAAAATTAAATACTTTGTTTGCCCCTGGAACAGACTTTCATATTCTTATAATGAATGTTGAAGCCTTTTCTTATCCGTTTGGTTGTCAGTTTGCTAAGAGATTTTTAAATTCTCATAAAGCTATGATGGCTATTGATGAATCAACCACTATTAAAACACCAACTGCAAAACGAACTAAAAATATTATAGCTCTTAAACCTCTTACTAAGTACAGAAGAATTTTAACTGGTTCTCCTATTACAAATTCTCCACTAGATTTATGGAGTCAGGCTCAGTTTCTTGATGCATGGATCTTAGGATTTGATTCTTTCTGGGCTTATCGTGCTCATTATTGTGTAATGAAAACTATGAATTTAGGTTCAAGAACTATTAGTGTACCTGTTGGTCCTAATAGAAGAAACCTTCCAGAACTAGAAGCAAAGATAAAATTATTTAGTGAAAGAGTTTTAAAAGATGATTGCCTAGACTTACCCGCTCGAACATATGTTACCCGTAATATTCTATTAACAGATGTACAAAGAAAACTTTATAATGAAATGAGAAAGTATGCTATCTCCGAGTTAGAGGGAAAAGTTTGTTCAACTTCAACAGTCATGGTTCAATTACTAAGACTCCACCAAATCTCGTGCGGTTATCATGCAGCCGATGATGGAAAGGTGCAGGAGCTACCATGTAATAGATTAACAGAGTTGATGGACATTATATATGAGTTGTCTGGTAAAGCTGTTATCTGGTCGTTCTATCAAAAAGACGTACAACGAATTATTGCTGAAATAAAAAAACAACATGGAGAAAATTCTGTAGTAGATTATTATGGATTGACTCCACAAGAAGATAGACAAAATAATATTAAAAGATTTCAAGAAGATCCTGAGTGTAGATTCTTTGTAGGTACAACTCAAACAGGTGGATATGGAATTACATTAACATCTGCTAGTACAATGATTTATTATTCTAATGGTTATGATTTAGAAAAACGATTACAGTCTGAAGCTCGTATTGATCGGATTGGTCAAACTAAACCTATGACTTATATTGATTTAGTTGCGGATGAAACTATAGATACTAAAGTTCAAAAAGCTTTAAGAACTAAAATGAATATCGCCACTGAAGTTATGGGCGAAGAATTAAGAGATTGGATATAGAATTTTATGAATGGGACAAAGAACCTATCTTTCCAGGGGCACGTGGTGGTGTCCTGCTTTAACGAGTGAAGTTGGTTCGGTCTTCTTTGATCCCAATTCATTCATGACCGTTAAACCAACAGCCACCATTAAAAAATAATCCCCTTTATATCTAGAAGTCTCTCTAGAAGAACTAGTGACACAGCCCCCACCGTGCCCAATAATACCCAATAGATTTTGTCTATCTTGCCGCCCAATTCATGAATGCCATTATGCATATGATACTGTGATTTCTTTAGACCTTTGATATGACCATAAAGTGAGAGAATATGTTCTCTCGTAGTTTTGGGTTTTATATCCATTAGCTTATTATTCCTCTTTGTCTTAAACGCATTTGTTTTTCTTCTTCAGATAACAAAGCGTTTTCAATTGCAGTCAAACCATTTTGAGTTAAATTAGCTTGAGCGTTCATTCCTTGATTAAGAATATTTTGTCCTTGAGTTATAGTTTTATTATTAGGCATTGCTGAAGTCACGGCTTCTGGTAAAGGTGGTGTAACAATATCTTCTATTAAAAACTGGTCTATATCTAATGAAAAAGGTTCATCTAAACTTAACTGTTTCATCTCTGATGCCATGTCTCTTAAAATAGGCGCTGCTTCAGTAAATGGATTATCTTCCCCTAAATTATTAGCAATTTCTCTAAACTTGTCTGCTACATCACCTGATGGAAAATAAGGTTCAAATCTACCATTTTTTAAATCAGTAAAAGTTTTGTTTGTTAATTGTCTATCTTCAAATTGATTTCTTAATGTACCTCTATCCACTCCTAAAATTTCAGCAGCTTGTAAATCATTGAACATAGTTTGTTGTACATTAAATCTTGCAGCGTTGGATTTAGCAAATCTATTTATAATATCATTAGCTGTTACTCTTCCACCTTTTAATAATCCAAATGCTCCACCAGTAAACTCTCTTCTCGCATCCCTAATTCCTGTTTGATAGTTTTGAATTTTAAAATCCATTGCTCTTTCTGGATTAACTTTAATAGGTCTTAAACCCATGAAGCCAGCAATCTCTGGACCCACGTCTAATAAATCCCCAGTCTTGGTAGGAGTTTCAGTACCCGCTTGATATAATCTTAAAAATTGTTTGTATGAAGGAGCCAATGCATTCATAGCATGCATCATTCTAATAGCGGTTTTATCTCCCGCAGGTGTTTGGTCTGTATATAATCTTCTTCCGTCTTTTGTTACACCACCCCTTACAGTTAAATCTGCCATTGCTTCTGTCCAAATAGATTCAGAAACAAATGGATTTACTATTTCTGAAGTAGCTTCATTGACACCATCTACAAAACTTTTTAATAATTGTTCTTCATTAGCCGAGCCATCTTGAATATTATTTAATAAAGTTCTCATAGGTCTAGCAATTACATCGTAAGCATTACTGTGACTAAAATCTATATATCTTAAGTCTCCAGTTTCTTCATCTCTTACAGGAATTAATGTAGAGTTTTTAGACCACTCAGGAACGAATCTTCTTAAAGCATCTAGTTCATCTTGCGATACATCATACAAAGCTTTAGCACCTTCGGTTAAAGCAATTGGAGCTCCAGTAACAAAAGTAGTTAAACCCACTAATCTTTTTATTCCATCCCCATAAAAAGGATTATCATTTTTTACAAACTGACCTAATTCAATATCATAAACCATCGGTGATACACTGCTACCTCGTGTAGGTCTAGAATGTCTCATCTGTTTTAAACCAAGTTCTGCAATGTTAGTTGTCGTTCTAATCATTTCAGATGGGAAAGACATGAAATTACCAATAGGTAAAAGTCTAGCTGTTCTAACCGCTGATCCAACAAAAGCATAATTAGGTACAGTATTTTTAACTATGTTAGCTGCTTCTTTTTTTAAAGTATCATTTGTTACAAATATACCAGCTTTATCATAACCTCTTTTAAGCTTATGCATTTCAACAAAGTAACTTGCAATTTTAAAAGTGTCATCCTCTGCAACGTATTTACCTTGCGCCCACATAGGAATTTTTTTTAATTTAGCCATCATGGGACTCAACACACTATCGATGTTAGAAGCTTGCTCTCCAAATCTTACGTCTCTTAAAAGATTTTTTAAATCTCCTATTTGAACCTGCTGATTAACAACACCTAATTCTAATAACTCTCTATATAATTCTTTTAATTCTGAAGCTTGTGTAGATGGATCTAACTTAGTTAAACCTGATATCTTTAATCCATCGTTAAATGCACTAGTATAAAATTTAGGTTCAAATAAATTTCCATTTGCACCAGCAAAACCAAAAGCACTTATAAAATTTCTTATATGAGTTGGTGCAGATAAAACTGTTTTAGATAGCTGTGAAATTGCTTTAGGAAATAATAATAAGTTTCTATAAAACCAACTGACTGCTTGTTCAGCTCCTTCTTTACCCTCTCCTCTTACAAAACCTTGAAGCCCACCTGCAAGATTATTAGCATTTTTAAGAGCTTCCGATATTTCTTTTGTGGTCCATTTAGTAGATAAAGGATCTACAATTTTACCAGCTCCAGGTAATTCTTTTGTAATGTCTTTCATAGGAACTAATTCAATTTCAGTTCGCATAGAATCTAAAGCTTTCTCACCTGCTTCTTTACTACTCCAAAAAAATCCTCTACCACCTGCTGCTTGTACTTCATCATTCTTTGCAGCTACATCACTTAAGTATGCTGCAGTTCGTGCAACAGAAGATAGGTTAGTCATAGCATTAAAGATAGAGTATCTTGGATCCTGAATCTCTCCTAATAATTCTC